ATTGATGACAAACTAAGTAGATGGAGTGAAGGTGTTAATGAGCACGGACTAGCAATTATATCTGCATCTTTTTCTGTAAAAAGCGATGAAAAAGAAGGTGATAAAATTATTTTAAAAAGGAAAAATAAGCGAGACAGTATTGGTTATTATTCTCCTGACGGAAGAGCGATTAGAAAAGCTCTTTTGGCAAAAACGCCTAAGGAAGCTTTAGAGATACTTGTTGAACTTAAATTGGCTGGTGCTACATATGTCTTTAACGAAAATGATTGTTATATTCTTGAAGGAGGATTTACTGTAAGAAAAGATGACGCTACTTTAGAAAATCCAAGAGAGTACAAATATGTCATTAACAAAATTTCAAAAGAAGAGGAATGCTCGTGTAGAACAAATCACGGCGTTATAATAAAAGAACTTGGGTATCATAAAAACCCAACCGATGAGCGTTTGATTAAAGCCCGTGAGAGTAGCGAAAAACGTCTAGAATACGCAAGAAAGTTTGCCAGCGTTGATCTCGAAGAGCCAGGAGAACTCATTGATCAAATTGCAAAATGTCCTAATAAAGACGTTTTTATGAATCCAATGAGAACAGGCAATATTAAAAAAGGTGAGATGGTGACAACTGGACAATTGTTAATTGTGCCAAAGGAAAGAACACTTCACTATCGGCCAATATACTCTTCAGTTTCTTTTGATTACAACCGCTTAAGTGGTCCTGAATCAAAAACCTTTTTTGAAATTATTTCTTCACGTAAGCTCTTATCCTTTAAAGAGTTTACGCATAAATAATTTTATGTGGATATATAATGGAGAGGAATTTACCTCTGACATGATCGAATCATACCATGGATTTGTATATGAAGTTACCGATACTCATAATAAAATGAAGTATATTGGTAAGAAAAAGTTTTGGTCTAAAGTTACAAGACCCCCGCTTAAAGGACGTAAAAACAAAAGAAGGTCAATAAAGGAGTCTGATTGGCAAATGTATTACGGTTCAAACGAAGAAGTAAAAACGTTGGTAGAAGAGTTTGGGCCTAGCAGATTTAAAAGAACTATACTAAAATTGTGTGTTTCTCCAGGACAAATGACATATTTTGAAATGAAAGAGCAGATCGATAGAGAAGTGCTTTTTAAGCCAGAAGAGTATTACAATGCCTTTATTGGCGGCAAAATCCATCGAAATCATGTATTAAAGAAAAAATAGTATTTACAATTGGTGATTTTTGTGATATAATACTATCATACCAAAAATATTATGATTATTGTAGATTACAGCGGAATAGCCATTGCGTCCATTTTTTCACAAGACCGGCCTGAAGAAATTCAAGAAAGTCTTATTAGACATATGATTCTTAATTCTCTTAGACGATACAATGTTAAGTTTAGAAAAGAATATGGTCAAATGGTAATTGCGTGTGACAGCTCGTCCTGGCGTAAAGAAACATACCCGCAATATAAAGCGAAGCGCAAAACTAACAGAGATGAATCCCCACTGGATTGGGGACATTTCTTTACGCTAATTAATGGTGTACGAGACGAAATCAAAGAACGCACACACTATCCCGTGGTTCAGGCAGATAGAGCAGAAGCCGATGATGTCATCGCAACACTGGTTGAATCAACACAGGAGTTTGGCAAATCAGAGCCTGTTATGATTGTGTCCTCAGATAAAGATTTTTTACAACTTCAGCGTTATTCTAATGTTAAACAATTTAGCCCAATGAAACGTGATTTCGCTAATGTGGATGATCCTGCATTTTACAAATTCGATCACGTGTGTCGTGGTGACAGCAGTGATGGTGTTCCAAATGTTTTAAGTGTAGATGACACTTTTACAGAAGGAATTCGACAAAAACCAATGCGTGCCAAAAAAATTCAAGAGTGGTATACTGCTAAAAATGATTCTGAACTAATGGAAATGATGGGTCAGGAAACATACCGCAACTACTGCCGTAATAAATCTGTCATCGATTTAGACTGTATTCCTGAAGATATTGTACAAGATATCGATGATAAATATAATTTGCAGACGAAAAAAGATAAGGGAAATGTTCTGCCTTACCTTATTGAAAAACGTTGTAACATGTTGATCAGTTCAGTCGCAGACTTTTTCCCAACAACCTAATTATTATTATGCAAAAATATATTTATGAAATATTCGAAGAAACGTGCAAACTAGATAATCGTGATGATCGTATTGCGTACTTAAAAGAAAACGCGTTTAAACAAGTAAAGACTGTATTACAGCTTTGTTATAATGACAAAATTGAATTAGATCTTCCTTACGGCCGACCTCCGTTTGAAGTATGTCCAGATGGTCGTGAACCTTCTCCATTGGCCAACGTCTTTAGCTCTATTGGAGTTTGTGTTAAAGATAATGGTGTGCCACGTGTAAGAAAGGAAAAGATCTTTATTGGTATTCTTGAACAATTGTGCGAAAAAGATGCTCATATTCTTTGCGCCGCGAAGGATGGTACTATTACAACTTTGCAGAACAAAACATACTCTAAAATGACAAAAAGTCTTGTAGAAGCGTGTTTCCCTGAGATTTTGTAGTGTACAATAGTCTCATAATGTGTTAGTATATCTACATAATGAATGTATTTGTTCTAGATAATAACCCTACAAGCGCAGCTCAACAGCACTGCGACAAACATGTCGTAAAAATGATTATTGAGTCTGCTCAAATGTTATCAACTGCTCATCGTATGTGCGATGGAAACCCAGAACGTAGACCATCAAGTTCAGGAAAAACTATGCAGCAGTATTACGTTTTGCCTGATGAACGCGAAAATATTCTTTACAAAGCAGTTCACAAATATCACCCATGCACAGTATGGACAATGGAAACCATTCAAAACTATCGATGGCATTGGCAGTTATTCAATGCTCTTTGCGACGAGTATAAGTACAGATATGGCAGAGTTCACAAGACTGATGAATTACTTCGCGATGAACTTTACTGGGGGCCGGCAAACATTGCTGATTCTAAAAAAACAAAATTTCCATTAGCTATGAAATCAAACCCCGAATGTATGTTCGATGATCCTGTCAAATCATATCGAGCATTTTATAAAACAAAACAAGACAGATTTAAAATGGTGTGGACAAAACGCGAAACACCAAACTGGTTTAAATAATTATGACATACGATTACATATGCGATAAATGCAAGAACAGATGGGAAGAGTCTCATCCTATGAAAGACCGCAATATCCCAGTGGGAAAAAAATCTCCGTGTTGCGAAGATGGCGTTGTTAAAATGGCTATCACCGCTCCAGGTTTAAACTTTGAAGGAGCGATTTCGCCAATACGAAGAGCGGGGACTGGCTGGAATGACGTCCTAAAAGGAATTAAAAAAGCATCAGGAAATGATAGCACAATCGATCACTACTAGAATGAAAATTACAACACAACAAACACTGCCAGTCGAAGTCACACTCAACGACGATCAACAAAGAAACGTCACAGCCACCTTTTTAGAAAAGGTGCTCAATTGGAATCGTGATTACTTTATTGAAGATAAGCTAGTAAAAAATACTAAAACTTATTACACAAGCCATTCGTGGAAAACAGTGGAGACCGTACGAAAAGCTACCTCTGAAGACAACTTTGCGTTTAAAGTTTTTCAACAAATCTACAACAGATAATCCGTGCCTAGAAAAAGTACTAAAAAGAACGATAATATTATTGTTCCTCAGGTAGACATGCTATCTGAGTATTCAAATAATATGCGTGATATTAGGCCTATCACTGATTCTCAAATCGAAGCTTATGAACAATGGGACAAAGGTAGAAACCTAATTTTGTCAGGAGCGGCTGGATCTGGTAAAACCTTTATTGCCTTATATCTAGCTCTTCAAGAGCTTATTAAAAATCGTAAAAAACGATTGGTCATATTAAGATCTGTTGTACCAACACGTGATATTGGATTTTTGCCAGGAACACAGGAAGAAAAAGAAGCAGCATATTTAACACCTTACATTGGTGTTATTAGTGAGATCTTTAAAAACAACCCCACACTTTTTACCTCGTTTCTCAAAAATGGAACGATTGAATTTCTCACAACATCTTACATTCGAGGAATAACTTTAAAGGACGCAATCGTAGTAGTTGACGAATTTCAAAATTGTAACTTTCATGAATTAGATTCTATAATTACAAGGATTGGTAAAGGCTCTCGTGTGATTTTTTCTGGTGATTATTATCAGTCGGATTTTACAAATAGAAAAGAAAAAGAAGGAATTGGTGAGTTTTTAAAAATTATTGAATCGCTAAAGCACTTTAAAAAAATAGAATTTACTTGGAAAGATTGTGTGAGGTCAGGAATGGTTCGCGACTATCTTATGACAAAAGAAAAAATGATTGAAAATAACGCAATCAACATCCCTAAATAATGAACAAGACATTTGAACACGCTGATATTCAGCTTAAATATGATGAGCTATCGGCTAAAACTGAAAAGTCTGGCCGCGTATATACTACACCAAGCGGAAGCAAATATCCTTCAGTGACTACTGTATTAGGATATCGCGACAGGTGGAAATGGGCCAAATGGCGCAAGTCGATTGGCGAAAAGGAAGCAAACCGCATTACACGTCATGCCACAACACGAGGAACTTCCGTTCACAATATTGCTGAACGCTACATTAATAACGAAGAAAATTTTATCAAAACTGATAATGACAAAATGCCTCATATTCAGTTTGGGTGGAAGACTCTTAAAAGTGTTATTGACGATCGAATCGGTAAGGTGTATATGCAGGAATGTACGCTCTACTCTGACGATTTAAAAATTGCAGGCCGCGTTGATTGCATTGCTGAATTTAATGGTGAACCAGCCATTATTGATTTTAAAACTTCTGGTAGAGTAAAAGCAGAAAAGGAAATTAGCACGTATTTTATGCAAGAGTGCGCTTATGCAATTATGTTTAAAGAACATACTGGTATCGACATTAAAAAACTAATTACTATTATGGTAGTAGACGGTGATCCTAAACCAATTGTGTTTGAGCAGTCTGTTGACGATTGGGAAGATAAGTTGAGAAAAGAAATTGACTATTACTATAGCCAGTAAATTGTTATGATTATTTTAACGGATTGCGATGGTGTCCTTCTTTCATGGGTACATTCATTTGAATGGTGGATGAAGAGGAAAGGTTATAAGCCTTGCGCAGTTTCGTACAATGTATCAGAACAATACGGTATCACTGAAAAGCACGCTGCAGATCTTGTAGAAGTTTTTTGCGAATCTGCTGCAATTGGATATTTACCTCCTTTAAAAGATGCGATTAAATATGTGCGGAAGCTTCATGAGGAGCAGGGTGCAGTTTTCCATTGTATCACTTCGATTGGTGTTGACCCGTATGCAGTAAAACTCCGTGAACAAAATCTTAATAGGGTATTCGGAGAAACTGTTTTTGAAAGAATCCATTGCTTACCCTGTGGTGCAGACAAAACTGAAGCACTAAAAAGGTATGAAGGATCTGATTTTGTATGGGTTGAAGATAAATTGGAAAACGCAAATCTAGGAGCTAAAATGGGTTTAAGATCGTTTTTAATAAACCATACATATAATGAAATGGGTGTTGTGCATGATAATGTTACTAGAGTCAACAATTGGAAAGAAATTTGTGAGCATATCGCCGACTGTTAAAAAAGTTATTTACATTTTATCTGTTTTATGTTATAATATAGACATAACAAACCAAAATCTACATGAATACAGAAAAGTTTATGAAAGTATTGCTCGTGATTGCCCTAATATTAATCGCGATTGCCCTCTCCGGAGATGTGTTACATTCTCTTGTTGAACTAATGTTCGATAGTGGACTTTAAAAGATGGGGGTGTAGCTTAACGGTGAAAGCAGTCGACTCATAATCGATTGAGTGTGGGTTCGATTCCCTCCACCCCTACTTAAAAAAAATATAAATAAATTAAATGAAAGCGATAGATCAGATCAGTAAAATAATCGATAACCTTCAAGATTCTATTCAAGAATTAGAAGCGTTAAAAACCGATTTACCAAAAGAAACGCAAAAACCCGTTGAAAAACCTACCCAGGGTTTTTTTTCTCGTGGCTTAACCAAATCTTGGCCAAAATTCAAATATCTCTCAGGGGAAATAGTGGGAAATCTGACGAAGACTCGGACAATGGCGTTGGATGACTTTAACGTCATTCACTCACTTGGTTATAAGTCTGACATGCATATTAAAACTGATACGCTTTTAGACAAAATTATTCGTGAGATGCCAGGTCATAAAGGCTTTATTGGAACAGTAGAAGCTTCAGACGGAAACACGTATTTTATGCCTGCATATTCTTCTTCTATTGCAAAATTAGAAAGGCGGACTGGTAAACTAACACTTGAAAAAAAGTTCACGTCAACTCCTCAAGTTCGATCTGGTGCTGAAGGAAGCAATGGTGTCATTTATATGCCATCTTATACTAGAACATTAAAGATATTTACTTACGACACTAAAACCGGACAGACAGGTTCATTTACTCCTGAAAAACCCAAACGCAGCGGGATTGGTGGTTGCAACCATATTTGGGGTGCAGCTACAGATAAAAAGGGAGAGATTTATATGCCTCAAGTTCTAGGTTCTAGCGTTGCTAAGATTGATAAGAATGGTGTTTTTAAATACCTTGAAGGTGCGGCCGCTACTTCTGGTGTTTTCGGATGGACTCACAAATACATCGGAGCAATTTATGTAGAAGATGTTGATAAGGTTTTTTGTTTACCTCGCCAAGGGAAAAAGATTTTAATTATTAACTGTGTTGACGACACATACGAAGAAATTGACCTTCCGGCAGATTACTTGAAGGTGGCAAACAAGAACAAAAACTTCCACGGATTTCTAGGTCCTGATGGCTGGGTTTATAGCGCGTTTTGGGCCGACACAAAGTGCTTTAGAATTAACCCGTATACGAATGAAATTCAGTGGAAAGATTATGAATATGAATTTATGGACGGTAAAGGAACAGTAAAGGAAGGATCAGGAATCATGAGTCTTGGAACTGGATATTCAACAGCCGCATTAGTTAAAGATAAAAGTGTATACCTCGGCCTAGCCGGTACATCACGAGCTATTAAGCTCGAGTTTTAAAAAATGAAATCATTTAAGCAAGTTCACTTAATAGCAAAAAACCGGAGTTTTAGCTACGAGCAAATCGCTAATACTCCTGAATTTAACGAGGAAGCCGCAGCTTTAAAATATTGGAAATACAATAAAGAGGCAATACAAGATTCTAACTTTTACTCTGATCCTATTGTTCTTATCCGAAGAGAAATTCATACTGTAATCTCAAAAGAGCTTGGTTAAATGAACAAATTATGGAGAATATGGTGTAAAACTATGGGAGAAAAAGTAAGCTCAGATTCACGAGAAGCTGACATCGCCGCTCTTATTAGAACCTTTTGGTGGTTTGTACATATCACAACATGCGGTTTTATTATCGCGAATACAATTAGACACTGGTAAGTTATGTTTGAAAATTTTCACTTAGACGACTTAGGTCGCATCACATACAGAATTGTCCGAAGATTCGGATATACTGAAGAATGGTGGTTTGAATACGACGAAAAAGGCAATAAAAATTGCACGAAGTACATTAAAGAGGAAAAACCTTTTTAAATCTTCATAACTGATTGGTAATCAATTGGTTATCTTGAAAACTTGCACGGCCGTCTCTAACTTGCTGATTACCAATCAGTTAATCATAAAGAGTTGATAATCAATAGCTTATGAAGATTTTGGGCAAATCGACGAAAATTGACGAAAAAAAGTGAAAAAAAGTTTCTGGCACAACTGATTGGTAATCAGCAAGTTACGCGGATTTGCGGAAAAAAATGAAAAAAAGATTAAAAAGGCTATTTACATTTCTGTGAAAATAGGCTAGAATATATACATAATCAAGCCAGAAACTATGAAATCAACTCGCATCAAAAACATCAGTCTTATCCGCAATCTCATTTCATCCTCTTTCAAAGGCGATGTTCCACGCAAAAAAATTATTGCGCTGGCAACTAGTAATGGTCTTGAGGGAAAGGACACTTGGCCGCTTCTCAAACCAGTATCAAAGGGTAGCGAACGCGGCACATACAATGTAGACAAAATGCTCGATATCGCGAAAAATATCATTTGGAGTGGAAAACAGGTAAAGGTGATTAAAAACACTCCGCCCGTAAAAGTGTTGGCGGTGAATGTTCCAAAAACAAATGCTGAAATCGTTACAGAAAAGTTAACTAAGAATGACTCTGTAAACGAAATCAACGCCATGTTTGATCAAATTCTTGAAGAAGAATCAATCGTCGATTCTGTTTCTCAACCTAAAGGTAAATGTTATGGCTACGAGCCTATCGCACCTAACGAAGACGATATCGCTGATGAGCTTAGCCTCATGGGCGTAGAAATTGCCTAACACTTTAAACACCAATATATTATGAAAGAAATGAGTAAATGTTACAAGTTGATTAAGCACTATGGAGTGGATCATAGTGAGAGCGTGGTAGCGGTATCACATAAAATGGAAAAGCTTCACAAGGCTTTAAAGGTACTTAATGTTAAAGGATGGGAGGTCTTATCTGAAGATCAACTCGAATGGGCACACCAGCGAGAAGGCAACTACTTCGCAGTTGTTCCAGTCACTTACCTCTAATATGAAAAAAGATAGAAACATCTATAGAGTACAAAAAGGTGAAAACTATTCACTCTATACAAAGAACGGTAAAAAGCACAACCTCAACGGGCCTGCTTTAACGATAGAAAGTGATGAGTATTACTACGTCAAAGGTGAGCGCTATACTTGGTCTCAATGGACTGATTATGTTGCTCTTTATGCATCATACGAAGAAAGTCCGGACATAGAGAGAGAATGCTTTGTGAAAGCATCCAATTCTCCTGATGGGATATATGTTGAGATTAATACTAAAATCTGTAATACAGATTAAAAAGCTTTACACTGCGCAAAAAATGTGTTAGAATATATTCAGAATCAAGCTAGAACTACCATATGACTAAAGAAAAAATGATTAAAAACTACATTGAATCAGGCGAGCATGTGTTTATCGCACTTACACCGACCATTGGTGAGGTCTTCTCTGCAGAAGGTGTTATCAGGCGGTTGGACGCGAATGGATATTTTCAACTTGAATTTATGAAATCAATTAACGGTTTTCATATTAGCCAAGTTGAAAGTATTACAACGGATTAAAATTTTTCACCTAATGATGGTGCGTCAAGTGAGTATAAACACGGTTAAGCGAATAGAATAAGACGTTAAATAATGAACTATCGTGGGAGTAAGGGTGCCCTCAGAGAAAGACCCTAATCTTTAAGGAACTATAGTATAATATAGAAACAAAATATGGCCCGGTCATCTAACTGGGAAAGACCTTCTTGGTAGCAAAGCTACCGCTCGGCGACGGCTGAGCAAGAGAGGGAATGCAGGTTCAATACCTGCTCGGGCCTGCTCCTAGCAATTAACGAGGCGTCAAAATCTTCACGCCTACAACCCGAAAGGGAGAGGCTAGGTGGGAGTATAAAAAATCATAATATCGCAACAAACAATGTATAACACAGAAACTGTAGAGCAATTAAACGATCAGGAAATCATCATAGCTCTTGAAGAAACGTCAGAATCTTTAGAAAATTTAGAGCTTGAGTTGATTAAACGCAATACTTTAAATGATAACAAAAGCGCTCGTAGAATGAATCAGGGGCATTATGTTAAAGACGCTTTTTTCTTTTTACAAGATTTACATGGGTCGCTAATTACCCACGAAGTAAGTGATTTTTCTGAAAACGATGTAAAATACGCACGACTTTTACTATCAGAACTTGATGATATCCGTCCTTCCCTTGAAAAATTAGTGTAAAAAAAGCTTTACACTGCGCAAAAAATGTGTTAGAATATATTCAGAATCAAGCTAGAACTACCATATGACCAAAGATATTGAAGAGCACCAAAAACTTATACAGCAAAAAATTGAAATTGCACAAAAAGTTTACGCGATTGTAAATTACAATCTTCCTCCTGAAGACGATGCTGGAACTATCCAAAACGTATTAAACCTTGTTGATGATCTCAGCGATTACGCAAAACACTTAACAGAGATCGAAGCAAATATTGATCAGCGAATACTTTCTTTATAAAAAAATATGAAAACCAAAAACAGTAAAAGCGTGCGATATCGTGTATACGATAAACATGGCAGATACCATCATTCTTATGTCGAATATGTGCACGCTAAAGCGTGTGCTAAACATATCGGCGGGAAAGTTGCTGATATTGAAAATGACAAGTTTAACCCTAGTAAAGATAAATGAAATTTTGTGGATGTGGTAGTCCTATCGAAAAGGGCAGGCAGCTGCTTAACTTAAAGCTTTGTAAGTCCTGTGCCTTTTCATTACCAGACGAGCTACCAGTAAAAGGAAGAATGGTGTATAGCCATAAAACTGGCGGAGAAATTGAAATTATGAGCACCGAATCATTTGAAGCAAACCGAAAATATTTTGTTCCAAACGGCCCTAGAAGCTCTGTTAAAAATTTCATGAGAGGATAACTAAACATTAAGTATGAACGAAATTAAACCAACCTTCACCTTAGCTTACACTGGATCCACTCAGTATTGGACGCACGGCGACCATTCTGGAATGATCACCTTTCCGCAGGACGAGAAAGGTCCAATAGAAATTGAATGGGATGGTGATTGTCCCGAAAACTGGGAGGATATTGAAGAATGCGTTGAGCGTGAAGCAAGGTGGATTTAAACCTAAATTATATTATGGAAGAATCGATTTTAGATTTAGAAAAAAAATGGATGTCTGCGTACGAGAAATACAGACGCGCGAAAGATGATTCTGATCAATCTACCATGGAAAAATGGTATAAACAATTGACAGAAGTTGAAGCAAAGCTTCATAAACTAATGTACTCAGATAAACCTTAAACTCAATTATATTATGAATATTGCTGGAAACTTATATTTCCCAAAAATGGAACAAATCGTTGCTAATAACGAAAAGGTTTTTGTTACACTCAAATCTTTTTATGATGGAACTGAGCGATGGACCTTATGGTCTCAAGAGGAAAAACCTAAAGAGCTTTCTTTTATGCAAAAAAAGAAAAAGCGTAAAAGCGATCCAGAAGGGATTATGGTGTACCTTTTAGAAAAAGCTCAATTTTCTATGTAAAAAATGCGTTATACGCAAAAATTATATGTACAAAGTCTGTATTTTGTGTTAGAATAGTACTACAATCAAGCAAGACAGTATGCAGAAAACTAAAAAAACCGAAGACGAATCTATCACCCTATCCAAACAATTTAGAATCTTTTCTCAATTGGTTGCGCTTTTAGAAGAAGGCAGCAAAGAATATAGTGTGGATGAGCTCAGATTAGACCTCAACAAACTCGACGAAAAGCTTGAAAAGCTTGGATAACAACAAAAAAGTAGAAAAAATATATTATGGGATTCTTTAAAGAAATTGCAGGCCTCGAAGAAATTGAACAATTCGAAATCGAAAAAGTTGGTATTAAAGACGTAAATAACAGAGCGATTCCTGGTGTTTTCTCGGTTCAACGTACTGACACCGCACAACACTTAGGGGTTGTTAAGAAAAATTATCGTCCTATTCAAATGTCTGAAATGCTTGACATTATTGATACTGCATCAAAATCAGTAGGAAACATTTCACACACTGGCTGGGCATCATCTCGCAATGGAAGCCGTATTGTTATTAAATCAAGGCTCGATGATGAAATCAATGTGGACGGAGACGTTGTTATTCCTCACTTCTATTCTGTCATTGATAACAGTGGAATGGGCAGTAACAAAACTCTCCCTTCTACTCAGCGAATTGCTTGTGATAATGCTTTGCACCTCGTTAACGTTCATGGAAATATGTACAATGCAACACACAATAGCACTTTTGATGAAAAGGTTTCCTCGTTGATTAACAAAATTACAGCGAATGTTGACATCACTAAAAACTTTACCAAGACTGTAGAGAAATTGAAGAATCAGAAATTTACATTTGATCAAATGGTCGAATTGGCTCAAATGCTTATTCCTCTTAAAAATGATGAGACTCAAAATCGTGCTAAAAAACGCGACAAACTTATCGGATTGTTTTCTACTGGAATGGGTAACGTCGCAGAAAGTAGATGGGACGCCCTTAACGCAGTGACCGAATACGAAACACACTCAGGCAAGCAATCACCTGAAAAGTTTTTGCGCTCTTTCGGTAAAAACACATTGTCACATAGAGCACACGCGCACCTTGCAGAATTCGCATGAAAGTAAAAGAAAAAATAAAAGACATTGTTACAACGGCTTTATACTATACTCTACTCGCCTGGTTCGCAGTAACAGTGGCAGTATTAGTGGCAGGATTTGCTTGGGCTATATATACTTACACAAAATGAAAAATAAACCATATCCACCTCGTAGAACACAAGAAGTTCAAGACGAAATTGACAAAAAGATTGCACAGTTCAAAAATAACTCAGCCGAATTTGCCAAACGGGAACCATTCCCGTTTGCTGGAGGGCCATCTTGGGCCTCACCGGCGCCTAGGATTGTTAAATAAAACTAATGAGAGTTCTCTGTAGAAGCCAGCACCTGCATCACCATAAAGCAATAGTCGCTTTTACTTATGGTTTAGAAAAATCTAGTAAAGTAGAGATTGATTATTTCGATCACGACAATTTGCCCACGGGAAAATACGATTTTGCTATTTGTTGGGGTGCGAGAGCTATGAAGGAATTGAAAGCGTACACTAAAACTAAAAATTGTTTAGTGTTTGAAAACGCGTATTTAAATAATGTTCAGTCTCCACAAAAAGAGTGGGTATCTTTAGGCTGGAACGGTCTTAACGGTAGAGCAGATTTTTGTAACAAAAATTCTCCAGATGATCGTTGGAAAAAACATTTTAATGATGGTAGATTAAAGGAGTATACCGACGGTGATTATATTCTTATTCCTCTTCAGATTCAAGGAGATCAATCACTCAAATATATCGATTGGGGTGTCAATTATCAGACCATGTGTGAATCAATTAGAAAACACACAGATCTACCAATTGTAATTAGAGACCATCCAACAAGGCCAAACACACAACCAAAAATAGAAGGAGTAAAGAATGTTAAATATGATGATTTCAAGTTACCTATTCAAACTGCAATTAGTGGAGCAAAATGCGTTGTTACCATTAATAGTAATGCTGGTGTTGATGCTGCCTTGGCTGGAAAGCCAGTTATTTCTCTGGATCAAGGTTCTATGGTCTGGAATATATCAGTGCACGACTTTAAAAGTATAAATAGCCCTAAGTTTATCGATAGAACACAATGGTGTAACGATATTGCTTATGCACAATGGCATCCAAGTGAGTTAGAAAGTGGAAAAGCCTGGGATCATTTAAAAAGTAAGCTTAAACTTTAGTATTTACAAACCACAAAAAATACAGTATAATATCATCATGAACACAGAAAAGGTAGTAATCGACACTCTCGGTAATAACAAATTCGTAATGCAAGATTATAAATACAATGACGAATCTGTTATATCGGCAAAGGCCGCATATCAACACTATTTGAACTGTGACCACAAGTTACTACCAATTCACTTTACTAAAAACGCACTCGATGAAATCCAAAACGCAATTGAAGATGAGCTCGTTAGACAAGAGGAATCTAGCGCGGCATCCTATGCCTCGACCAACGCTAAAATTTTCCGATAAGAAAAAATTACGATCTAAAAATGCGTGCCGTTCTAAAAAGAATCCAATATGAGGTTATTTTTGCCATACTAGTTGTCATAGGCATTCCAATATTTTTATTCATGACTTATTGGAATGTGACAATTGATATATTTAAAAAGGCACCTTCTGAACTTGAAAAAATCGTACGAAGTTATGTCTACGGAGATTAAAATATTAAAGTCTGAATATCCATTAGAGTGGAATGGTTTTGAGGTCCGTGAACTTCCTGTAGAAGATATTTGGCAGTCCGTCCCTGTTGCTGAAAATATTGCTGGTAAACCATTTTATTCTAGAGTAAAGGCTGATATCAAAACAAACGGAATGCATTTTCCAATTATGTGTGTTCATACAAATTATAGGACTCTTGAAGAAGCAAAGGAAAGGTGGAGTAAAAAAATAAATGAATTACCTTTTTGGCACAACACTTTGGGTAAACATAAAAAAATGGTTTGGAGTGTGTGGGGTGGATCTAACCGTCTTGCCATAGCAAAAGATCTAGGTTATAGTCATATTGACGCAGCAGTCCTTCCGTCAATTGGTAAGGCTATTAGTATGCAAAAATGGATGAGGAAACCCTTTGAAGATACTTATTATAAATAGAATATTATGAGCGAACTATTTGATTTTGGATTTACAGCTGTTGACGAAACTGAACTTAATTCTTACCAGAAAGCAGAAGCAAAGGTAGAAGAAACAGAAGCAGTAGCTGAAGCAACACAGAAAAAGATCGATGATCTTTATAATGCTATACAGCCTCTTTTAAACAACCTTAAAGCGAACCCAGAAAAGGAGTATATCCTATGGCCTAATCGCTTAAAAAAGGTTGAAGAATTTGAAGAATTTCTTTACGACATTTATAAGTCGTAAAGCATTGAATAAAAAAAAATAAATATATATTATATGAAAAATAAAAAAACACTAAGTATCACCGCGCTTGTTATTGGTCTATTCGCCATTAGCATGCCTGCGGCGCAATCAGAAGAGACTCCTGAAATCGTTATTTGTGAGGCTACAAAATGTAGTAAAAGCGTCATTTGCGACCTTGCTAATGGATTTGACCTGTTTCTTACTCAGCCAATCGGACTAGTTTCTGAAGTTGGTTTTTTCGAAGAAAGGATCGATGGAGGTCTATTTACACATTCTGATGCTCTTTTTGTTAAAGCAAAAGGTACAGTCGGAACTGTGTATGGTAAGAATTTGGTAACATCTTTGGAGTTTGCAGATGGAAAAGAGGATTCATTCTTCGGAGGATTTGTTGGTCTTGAAGACGATAACAAATATGTAGGAGCAAGGCTTGGAACTAATTATGCTGATGGAGACCTCAGTGGCGACACTGATTTGGAACTTAATTTTGGCGTTGCATGGTTGCCACTACCATTGCTTAAAGGAGTTTATACAGGCGTTGATTTTGCTCTTGTTTCAGGAGGAGGCTACGATGTTTCGTTAAATCTTACTCGTGATGTTGGAACGTTCTTTAATGTCGATGTTGCTGCTTTTGGAGAAGTAGGAAAAACGTGGGGATATACAGACAATTACGAATATGTCCTTGGGGCTCTTCGAGGGTCATATAATCTTTATGGTGGAACCCTGTATGGTCAAGTTAGTACCGTAGACAACGAAGTTCAAACTGATGGATTCGAAAGTGTATTCCAAGTTGGTTATACATTGTCGTTTTAATTAGAAAATAGCATAAATCTATTGAAACCTCTACCTTTTTGGTAGAGGTTTTTTTGTTTTTACATAACTCACTTGTAATCAACAGCTTATCTTGAAAACTTGCACGGACAGTTATAACTTGCTGATTACAAGTGAGTTATTCATAAAGTACTGGTACTCAATAAGTTATGATGATTTTGGCCGTAAAAGCTAAAAACTAGCAAAAAAGGTGAAAAAAAGTTTCTGGCACAACTGATTGGTAATCAACAAGTTATGAAAAACCGCAAAAAAAGATTAAAAAAGCTATTTACATATCTATGAAAATAGGTTAGAATATATTCAGAATCAAGCTAGAACTACTATATGACTACCACAACTACAGAAAAATTCACCCAGGTTTTCACTCAAATCCACGAAAATTATGGTGCCCATGATTGGGATGGTAATGGCGAATGCCCTAATTATTGGAAAGCTAAAGGAGGCACAACGTACATCCTCGCGGAAGATGTTGATGTTTCCGCCTTTATCAAAGCTATTGAAAGCGAAGACGACTATTTCACGGAAAAAGTTAGACACCAGGAGGTTGTTGAAGACCCATACGAAAATGTTGAGTCTTGGGATCCACCAACATGGGTTACGGGTGCAAAAGATGGTTTCTTCCTTGATATCACACAAACAGCTGAAAACAGCTCTTTACACCCAAAAATTGCTGTGAAAAAAACTGTCACATGTCTTAGTTTTGAGGGTTATTTTAACCATCTTGACACAGTGTACACTACTGTTGATGGCGAAATGCTTTCGTCGTCTAAAATCGAAGCTTGGCTTAAAGCAAATCCTTCTCGTTAATCAACCTAAACCGTAAAAAGTGTGTTTTTAGTGAAAAAAAAGCTTTACACAACGCATTTTTTATGTTAGAATATATTCAGAATCAAAAAGCAAACTATATTATGAAAAAAGTAACACAATTCGATAAGTCGTCAGTAAAAGAAATTAGGGTAGCTATGGACGCAGCCCTTGCGAAAGTAGAAAAGCAGTATGGAATTAAGATTTCTGCAGGAAACGCCAGGTTCTCAGACGATGAGGTTACCTTCCAGGTTAAAGCTAACGTCGTTGATACTGGCGGAAGCGTAAAGACGAAGGAGGCTAAAGCATGGGAAACGATTAAAGGAGCTCTTGGCCTAGATAGCTTATCGGTGGGAGATAAAGTTAAGGTTCAAGACAAGTTTTTCGTATTGAAAGGCTATAATAGCAGAGCTAGAAAATCGCCTATTAACATCGAAGATTCTAAAGGTAGAGCATACAAAATTTCTATTGAAACCTTGGTAAAATACAATATGTAAACGATGAGAGAAACAGACCAAATTGCATACAGCGAAGTTACAAAATTCATTCACGATAGGATTAAACTATATTCGGAACTTAATAATAAGAATTACGAATTATCAATGTACGACGTTTTTGACGAAATTGCAGCTGACCTTGAGCATCATTGGGAAGACAAAAACGATTCTTCTCAACAACCAAAAATAGTAAATCGGATCATATCAAAAATGTTTGGTCCACAATATAAATAAAAAATATTATGAGATTAGTGATTTTAAGCGGAGTACTAAGTGTTGTTTCGTTAACAATGTTTCTTAAAAGAGAAACTAAAATAATCGAGGTAGAGGTACCAAAAATTGTTAAGGTGCCTGAGGTTCTTGAAGTAGTTAGGACTGAGATTATTATAAAATACGTAGACAGACCGGTTATTATTCGTACAGAGCCTATAGTTGTTAAACCAAATGTAAATTGGAATAATAAAATGCTCCGCGGAGTTAAATTTTTTGAAGGTTATAGTGGTGAAGCATATAAGTGTTCTGGAGGAGTTATGACAATTGGATATGGTTGTACAGATAAATCTGTCGTTGAAAATGGGAAGATTAGCGAAAATGAAGCTGAAAGTCTTTTGCGTAAACACTTAAAAGAAGTTAGAAAAAGGGTAGAAGAAGCTGTCACTGTTAATCTTACTGACTATCAATTAAATGCTTTAACTTCGTTTGCCTTTAATTGTGGAATGAGCAACCTCAAGCGCTTGGTTGAAGGTGAAGGCCGCCTTAATGAGGGAAATTTCAAAAGTGTTGAAGAAAATTTGCCTAAATATCGTATGGCTGGAGGTAAAGTTCGTAAAGGTTTGGAGAAACGCAGAAAGTGGGAGTTATCTCTATGGAAAGGAAACCCAGACATTTAAATATATAAATAAGATTGATTATGAAATTTAAAGGAAAAGACAATGTCGTTAAAGAGGTCCAAGCTAAACTTGGTCTTAAGGCGGACGGAATCGATGGACCAAATACGTGGAAAATAATTTGGGAAAATTTGGTGCACGACGGAAAGGGAGCTCCAGAAAAACCTGAGCCACCCGTTGTTGATCTTAAAGATGATTACCCTGAAGTATATAAAGCAAGCCCAAACCAATCTGGAACTATAAAACCAAAGTTTGTGGTTTTACACCACAGCAGCGGAAGCCATGATGGTACAAGATCTTGGATTTTAAATAAAGCTTCACAAGTCAGTTATCACTATCTAATTGCAGCCGATGGTTCTAGGACGCAATTTGTCTACGACACTAAAAAAGCATGGCATGCTGGACGATCAAAATGGAATGGGATTAGTGGTCTTAATAGTCATAGTGTAGGAATTTCTTTCTATGGAAATACTCATTCTAGGACACCTAGCGCGGCCGAGATTGACTCTGCTGCTAAAAAGTGCGTATACCTTATGGATAAATTTGGAATAGGTCTAGATGGCATTATAACACACAAAATGGTGGCACCAGGAAGAAAGGACGACCCATCTGAAGAAACTTACAATCTTGTGATTGCTAGAATCAAAGAACTTACATAAAACGATTCATAATACTAGTAATAAAAAGGAGCCACTCTAAAAAGGGTGGCTCCTTGTTTTTTATGTTTAAAGCTTATTGGTTAATAAGCATCTCTCTAAATGCATAGTCAGAGTGAAATACTTGACCTCGACCTTTTAAAGTTCCTTCTTGGAACTGGTATGTTTGACCTTCAATCAGACGAATCTGACTTGGATCGTACAGTGCCGAATTGTTTAATGTATCTCTGTTTTCTGACCAAGAGTCGCTTGATCCGCAACTTACTAGCAGCATCTGAAGAGGAAGCAGCAATAGAATCAATTTCATCTTCTATATTATCTATATGAGTTTCACGCTTCCATTGTATGTGAGCAGCATACGCGTTTAACGCAGCTGTAGCAGCAGATAGTATGGCTTTTCCCCACATGCAACAATAGTGCTTTAATTATTTGTTTTTGTCCTTAGCCTTACCAATGTTAAGAGCAAGAAGGTCAATAACACCGTAAACTTTAGCCATCAATGTTCCCTTTTTAGGTGTAGGCGTAAGAGCTGCGATAGAAGAAGCGAGCGCGATTGCAGCTGCTGCGACTCCGAACCATGGTTGGTCTTGTACGAATTGAAGTATTAGTTCCATATCTTTATTTTCTGTTTATTGGATAGTTGACATAACCGTCCTTAATTCTATTTATACTTTAATTTTTTTTAACGTAATACTATTTTAAAGCAACATATTTTATAAATAGCCAATATACAAGCCTATGGCTACCTTTATACCACAACCATCTGACGATGAAGATCGTCTAAAACTATCACTCGAACAAGCTAAAGATTTCGCTAATAGATTTTGTCAGCCTGAAGACAATGATTTAGTAGAAGACTTCGATGAGTCGGCTCGCGAGGCTGCGTGGCGTTTACTTCAGGCACTAGAAGAGGTACAACACCAACAATGCGATGAAAATGTTTGCGAAAAGTGTAAAGAAATAGAAGAGGAAGAATCGATAGAAGAAATAGAAGAGGAAGAATCGATAGAACAAGTCAACGAAGATAATGGAGAGCCAAAAAAAGAAGTTAAGGGAGCTGAAACGACTGAAACTTCAACTATGGATAAACTAGGAGAGATTGCTGAAAAGAATAAAGACATCCTTGACAAAGCAGCTAAAACTACTGCAGCAGCAGCAGCCGCAGGAGCCACTACTCAAACAGCAAGCGCAGCAACTGGGTTAAGCGCGTTTGTCAGCGAAACTGTTCAAAAAGTTGGCACGATTGGAGTGGCTGGCACAATGTCAATTGGTAGTGGTGCTTATTTTCAAGCAAAAACTAGTAAAGAAAAAGGAACTGAAATTGCTGTTGTTGCCGAGCAAGAGCATCAAATATTTTCTAGTTTAAACGACTTTACTGAATCAACCATTGGATTTCAACCGTTCGCTTCTGTAACAGACACTATTGTTGAATACGCTGAAGAAGGATATGGTGACGTTATAGGAACTTCTGAAGAAGGATACGAAGGTGATGGTGGTGAAGGTGATGGTGGTGAAGGTGATGGTGAAGGTGGCGATGGTGAAGGTGAAGGTGGCGATGGTGAAGGTGAAGGTGGCGATGGTGAAGAAAAACCAGAAGAAAATTCTGAAGAAGGCAATAACGAAGAAGCTACTAAACAAGAGGAGGAAACTGAAGAAACCGAAGAGGAAACTGAAGAAACCGAAGAGGAAACCGAAGAGGAAACTGAAGAGAAAGTAGACGAAGAGGAAACTGAAGAGAAAGTAGACGAAGAGGAAACTGAAGAAACCGAAGAGGAGAAGGCTGAAGAGGAAGAGGAATCTGAAGAGGAGCAAGAGGAGGAGGAATCTGAAGAGGAGCAAGAGGAGGAGGAATCTGAAGAGGAAGAGGAAGAGCAAGAGGAGGAGGAATCTGAAGAAAAAGGGGAGCCTGAAGAACAGTCTGAAGAGGGCGAAGAGAAAAAAACAGATATTGAGAATTCAGAAGAGACATTTGAACTAGAAGAAGATGATCAAGTCACTCAAGTCCCTGATGTGATTAAACTCCCTAACATGATAAGAAAATAGTTACTATGGAAGACTTATTTGATAAAATACTTGCTCCATATATGGGGTCAATGCCCGAGTTTATTATTTCAATACTGGGTTTACTAGGAACGCTTTCCTACATTGTTCCGGCTGAAAGTAAACTTGGCAGAATACTTGGTAAACTCACAGGAAATCTAACTAAACTTAAAAACTTTATACTGAAAAAGAAGAAATGAAGCGCACACTCATAACTTTACTTTCAATTATTTCCGTAGCTAAATCTGCTGTTATAATCTCTACAGGAGGTGTAATACGTAAAATAGACCCAACAGGGAACCCTACTATTAACCCTGTAATTAATCCTGTAAGACCTACCTCGATTAGTAGTGAGAAAGTCGTAGAGACATCTGAAAGCGAAGATAAAAAAGAAGATTCAATTATTACTTGGGATGCAGAAGAAGAGGATATTTATGATATTTATGATGCTCCAAATTG